TCTTTCAGCAATAGCCGCAAGTGTGTCCTGGATTGGGACCGCTGGAAGAGTTCTAGTGAAGATGCCACCCCTTTGATTTTGTTTGATAAGCCCTGCTGCATGCCTAGCCTCTTCCATAGTCGGGTACCAATCCGGCCCTGCCTCGTCCACATCCTCCTGACAATGAAAATCCTTAGCCCCTTGATAAATATGGAACCAGACCTGCGGCCATTCCGGTGGAGGAGGAGCAACATACCCCTCCTCCACATGCAGAGGGTGGCCCAGAGACGCTAATACAGACAAGTTCTCCTCAATCTGCCTCAACGCAGTCTGGGCCTTATGAGCCTTCTGCAACTCATGCGGGAAGTCTTTGATTATTCTCTGCCGCCAATTCATGGGTCTTCCCTTCGGTCAGTCCCAATCATAAAACCCTCTATGCAGTTGGTACTCTCATCGCCCTTGGGGAACACCCACCCCTTGATGATCAAATTTTTTCGACAGACTCCATAAATAGCTTCTCATCAAGAGCTTCAATCTCTTCATCTGAAGGCACCTTCGCAAACTCACCCCAAGCTTCAATAGCTGCTCGTCTATATGCTTTAGCCGCTTCTACACGACTATCAAAGTATCCAAGAAATGTTCTTTTATAATTAACCTTTATATAAGCATACCACCTTTCCTTTTTATAATCCCAACTCACGCCCTTGAAGCCAGATGTATTATTTGACCACCAGGCATTTGCCATATTCTGGCTTTGATTAGCAAGCCGCAAGTTTTCAAATCTATTGTCAGTCTTCACTCCATTTTTGTGTTCAACAAATATTGACCCTGGATCTTTACCAGTCATGTATAACCAAGCAAGACGAGATGCTAGGTAAAGCTCACCCATCAACCCTATATAAACATAACCATTACCACCTAGGTGAAAGGCTTGCTTTCCAGCTTGAGCTTTACCTGCATAACCCCGCATGTTAACGCGCCAAAAGAACTCTCCTGTCTCTGGATTGTAATCCAAAAATTTCTTTACTAATTTTGCTGAGAGTTCTTTCATCGATTCACTCCTTTGTCTTAGTACTCATTGATATACCTGATCAGCTACCACACACGCCCACTCGGGCCTTATCCACAAGTATCCATACAACACATCTAACCGAGTAATTAATTGATCTGTGCCAATGAAGTAGTCGGTGACCATCCGCATACTCACCCCATCAAATTCCTCTCTGGCCGCCTCATGGACATTCCGTGGCATCTCCAAATCCGCCGTCGCCAGCGTAACGGCCTCCGGCGCATACGCAAAGTTCTTAGTATATTGCGTAGAGGCCGCCAGCCCCAGCGCCGGATTAACCGCCGCACCATTCGCCGGACTCACATCGACGGTCTGATACTGCTGAGGAATGCCAGGACTAAGCTGTGGAACAATCGCAGGGTAAATCGGGATAGAGGTAGCACCCGCAGGCACATTCGCCGTCACCGCAAAGGTCCGAAGCCGCCCGTAACTCTGCTTCGTAATGCGGTTGACTGCATGCACGCCAGCAACCGTAATGATATCACCCAGGTTGAGGCCGTTCGCCAACGCATTCACTGTGAGGCTAAGCCCCGTCTGCCCGGCTCCATTAACCGTCGCCGAACCCTGAGCCAACGCCCCATTCGTATGGGTGATAACCGTCTGGTCCGCCATCCAGATGAAACCCAAGGCGTCGTACATACGCCCAGTCACATATTGACGGCTGATCTCCGGTGCAGGATTGAGGAGGCCAGTCAGACTCGATACCACACTTGCTTCGGTATCTGGACTATTGACAATCTTCCAGTTAGCCACAGGGCTCGAATTGTTCCGAAGAGTGGCGCCGGCCCGCAGGTAGGTGGAAGCAATCGGGGCAATAACATTCTGCCCGGAGTCGAGGTTTGCAGAGATGTTGCAGATGCCACCCTCGCCACCACCAATCAGGTCAACTGCAACCTGACCAGCGAGGTTATTAACCATGGGAGCAAGAATACGACGGCTATAATCATCCAAGCTCAGCGTGCGATCAGCCATGCTAAATGCCACGTCCACATGCTTCTGCGTGGCAAGGACGAGGGTGGTGGACTGTTCCGCTGTATCCTGCACATTCAGCGCAGGCCCCGTCGTAACCGTAAAGTCATTCGGCAGCCTAATACGCAGGGACGAGCCAATCTTGGCCCCTGTGACAGCAAAGGAGTCATCGTATTGCATGTCTACATTTTGTAAGAAGGCGTTCGAATTTTTCCATAGACGAACGGCCTCCCTCGTAATCATGTTTATAGTGAGTAGTTGGTTGGGCATTTTCCAAAATCCCTATGCAAAGACAAGAGCTGACCAAGCCCCGATTAGGTCTTTACAGGGATTACAGGCCCCCGCCTGCCGGACACCCATCATAGAGGATGGGGACTCATACACTAGCCAGTGAGGACTAGGACTCAACACCCTTGTTTGCGGTCTAAGGGGACGACACGAGCAAACTCACCAAACAACTGCTTCTCTATTCTCTGCCTCCAGGCAATAGCTTGCTCTTTCTTCTCAAACCCTTCACTACGAATTCTATCTCCATCTTTGGTTATGTTACCATACCAAAGTCGTCCAATCCTGTTAACTCCAACATACCCAGAGGTATTATTTGAATGCAATTCAGCATTAATTTTATTCTGTGATCTTGAAGCAGGTCTTAAATTCTCAATCCAGTTCTCATCTTTTTTCTTGTTCTTGTGATCAAGCCTTTTACACCATACTCCATAAACATAAAGCCAAGCCAATACGTGAGCATAATAAAGAACACCATTAATTCTAATCTGCAAATAGCCCTGTGGCATAGGCGAGCCAGCAAACCATCCCTTCTTTGTATTCACCCTTGAAGCAAATGGTTCTCTCCATCTCCAGAGACCAGAGTCTTGATCATACTCAAGTTGATTTCTAAGTTCTCCTTGAGTAGGCATTATCTCCTAACCCCTCTCGACTGTATCTGTTCATTCCTCCGGCGCATCCACTCTTCAGTGCTCATCTGATCCGACCCAGGATCATCCGGGCTCACACTTGTTCTCTGCGCCTGCGCACTCGTCGCAGCCGGATTAATCGGTCTTGGAGCACGACTCAACTCCTGCACAGGTCTATCAGCCATTCTCGTCAACGCAACTGTCATCTGCCTTGGGCTCATACTAAGTATTCTTGACGCCTCATCCAGATCTCCCCCCAACGCATGAATTAGCTTCGCAGCCTCTCCTGTCTCAAGCGCCGCGTTCAAAAACTCATTATACCTTGCCATAGACTGTGGATCAGTGTTATCCACCAGTCCAACCAACCTCCCCACCTGCGCATCAAAGTCAGGATAAACCTTCCTCCCAGCTATCGCGACCTCATCGCACCTTCTATTAAACTCCTGGTTAGCAGCAAGTATCTGAGCCCTTTGCTCAATCTGGTCATCGATGGTCGCCCTAGCGGGCGGCCCATCATTAGATGATGGTGGTGGCTGTTCCCGGAATTGACCATTAGGATCGCGTGGTTGAACCTGAGCCCGGAGCCTTTCCAGCTCTGCTCTTTGTTCCCTATTCCTCGCAGTCAGCTCACCAATCCGCCTATCCCGCCAGTCTGTTTTAGGCGGCTCAGCCGACGGAGTTGGAGGTTCTACTGAAGGCTGGCTTGAAGGATCAGAGGGTGGCGTTGCAGGAGCCGTACCAGCCGGGGGGTTAACTGGCGGAGTCGTCTGACCATCCTGCACTTGCCCATTGGGCTGTCCAGGCTGTTGCGACCCCGGCTCCTGCACACCAGCACCAGGGTCTTGCCCTGGGTCCTGACCACTTCCTTGATTTCCAGCCATTGCGCCGTCCTTTTAGTCCGTCGCATCCCCCCTGGGATGTCTTGGATCATTGCACAGTTTTATGTGTTTGTCAATCGTGGCCACATTTACCCCGGAAAATGGTGGGTCAGTGTATCTTTCTAAATGGAGCTGTTCCAACCCTCCTATTCCTGAGCACTTGATCCTGTTCCAATATAACCATAATCTCCTCTTTCATACTCTCAGCCACATCCGGCCTTGTCAGCATAACCGTCAGCGTAGCCCTAGCAAACTCCAAGCATGAACCCCAATTCTTCTCAATAAACGCCCTCTCCAATGCCTTCCCATCCTTCCCAGGATTTTGCTTCTTCCAGGCATCAAAGAACAAATTATTCCCCATCATACTCTCATAAAGCTCTCCCGCCGCCGCCTTAGCAACCTCCCTCACCCTCACATGACAGGCCCTCCCAGCCGTCGCTATTGCTCCGTCTGTATTCCTCAATTCTTTTGTCATCATGGCCTCGTTACATCAAAGGGATCATGGTCCACCGGCTCTAACTTCCTTCCATTCCAAGTCCTAATCTCCAAATTCTTTGGATCAAATATCACATAATTCCTAGTCAAATTGGA